GGTTTACCCCCTTTTACCCCTTTACCCCCTTCTCCCGAGGGGGAGGGGTTTACCCCCCTGCCTAAAACCCAACCAACCCCCTTTGTGATCGGTGCCTCTGTCGAGCTATGTCAACCGGATGGCTCTTGGGCTAACGGTTGGATGGTCTCAAGTGAGTCCAAACCTGAGGCGGTAGCGGTTGAACGTCTCGGCAACCCCAACCTCCGCAAAATCAACTTGCGCCCTGGGTTGGACGTGCGCCTGTGTTCTGGCTCCCCTTACCCTCAGCCATCTACTGCTGACCCAGCAGACGACGACGAACCACCACTGCCGTTCTGATCGCCTTGACCGAAAAACGCACCGCCGTCAAAGTCGGCTTAACCCCAGCCGAAAACGAGCACATCACCCGTCAAGCGCAAGCCTTGGGCATGGATCGCTCTACCCTCATGCGCCTTCGTGCGCTAGGTGACCCTGCAGTAAGCCCAAACGCTGCTGCCGCACCCCTCACCCTTAACGCCTATCACCGCGCCGTACAGGCTGCTCTAGCGGCTTCCTGTGGCTGCGCACCGCGTCCAATCATCGAATCCGTCGCTGCCGCCGTTATCAACGCCCTTCATGCCAAACCACAAACCCCAGCCACCAGACCCGCAGGAGCTGCTCAAACTGATGGATGACTACTACACCGCTCTATACCACACTCGCCATGACCCACCGCGACCGCCTGAATTCCCTGATCAAATCAGCCGCTTCATCCGTCCAACCGACCTTGGAAAACTTGTCTGATGGCTGCGTTCGCGTCTGCATAGGCGATACCTGCGGCACCGTCTCCTCTCACCATTTAGTTGAACCTAAAATAAATCAACTCAAACAGCTAACCTCCAACTAATATATAATTATCGCGTTTATCGCAAACCATAATGGCAGGGAAACGATCCACTGCTAGCCAAACCGCTTTTCGCGTAGACACCGTTTACGGTCTTCTATGTGAAGGTAATTCTCGCTCGGATATATTGCGGTTTGTTGCAGATCAATGGCAACTCTCCCCTCGCATGGGAGACGAGCTAATAGCTAGGGCGCGCGCCAAGCTTGAAGAGGATGCTTCCATGATTCGCCCAGCTTGGGTGGCAGAAGCTTTAGGTCGTCTTCGCAAAATCGAGCAAGCTGCAACTAAACGTGGTCAACTTCAAGTTGCGATTAACTCAATCTCAACGCAAGCAAAGCTGATTGGCATTGAGCTATGACGCTTCTGTCAAACGTTCCTGGCGGCTTTTTGCTGGAACCACCTGTCAAGGTTATTTCTCAGCTTGATTGGCAGCCATTTGCCAGTGAGTTATACGAAAGCCTGACCAAGCCGCAACGCGAAGTTTGGGATACTGATGCCCGCTTTAAACTGCTTTGCTCGGGGCGGCGTTTTGGCAAAACCTATCTTTGCATCGCACGATTAGTAGCGTGGGCAATCGACAAGCCAGGCAGCTTGAACTGGTACGTCACAGCCAACTACAGAATGGCTAAGCAGATTGCATGGCGGCAGCTCAAAACCATGGTGCCTGCTGACATCTGCATCAAACGCAACGAATCAGAGCTATCGGTTGAACTGTCCAACGGCAGCATCATCGCCCTCAAAGGCGCAGAAAATGCTGACAGCCTGCGCGGCGTTAGCCTTTCAACCCTCGTAATAGACGAAGCCGCATACGTCAAACAAGATGCATGGGAGATGGTGCTGCGCCCAGCACTGTCAGATCAAGGCGGTCCAGCATGGTTTATTACAACGCCTGCTGGCTTGAACTGGTTTCACGACCTATGGGAGCAAGCGCAGGATGAAGGTGACTGGGAAACCTACAGCTACACCACAGTTCAAGGTGGCAACGTCCCGCCTGATGAAATCGAGGCAGCACGGCGCACGCTAGACGAACGCACTTTCCGCCAAGAATATCTCGCCTCCTTTGAAACCCTATCCGGGCGTGTCTACCCTGACTTCAGCGACGATAACGTCACTGACAATGCCAAAGACACCGGCGGAGAAATCTACTGGGGAACTGACTTTAACGTTAGTGTCATGGCTGGCGTTTTGGGCAGTCGCGTCGGTGACACTCTGCATATTTGGGATGAAGTATCAGTAAACCAATCCAACACAGACGAAGTGTGCCAGCTCCTAAAGGCACGCTTCCCTGACCGCCGCATCATCGCCTACCCAGACCCGACAGGTTCCGCTAGGAAAACCAGCTCTGCCGGCAGAACCGACCACGACATCATCCGCCGTTACGGATTCCAATGCGTTAGCCCCAAGGCGCCATGGGCAGTTAAGGACAAGATCAACGCAACCAACTGGATGATCCGCACTGCTGACGGCCACCTCAAGCTGTTCATCCACCCACGCTGCAAACACACGATCAAAGCCCTGAAGAACGTGACCTACAAGCAGGGCGCAGACGATTACGTCATCGACAAATCAGCAGGCATTGAACACTGGACTGACGGTTTGGGCTACCTGATCCTTGGCGCCTTCAACCCGCTCTACGAACGCGCAGGAAAGGGCACAGGCATTAGGGTATACTAACAACGCGGTCAACCCCGCCGCAGGACCCTCCACTTATGTGGGGGGTTTCCTATTTTGCTGCTATATTTCGTGGCGCCATGGTTTTACCCTACTAATGCTCACCGGCTCTGAACTCATCGCCAAGGTCAAAGAATGCGGCGATATGAACAAGTCTGATCTCGTCCGCGAGTGTGGCTACGTCAAAGGCGAGAAGCTCTGCTTTACCCAGTTCTACGAAGCACTGCTTGAAGCAAAAGGCTTTGAACTCAAACCCGCTGCTAAGCGCGGTCGCAGTCTGACCTACAAAACAAAAGTGCAGTTCAACGGCAAACTGTCCATTGGCGAAGGCTACGTTCAAGAGATGGGCTTTAAGCCTGGCGATGAGTTTGAAATCAAACTTGGCCGCAAGTCTGTCACGCTGCAGGCTGCCTCTACATCTGCTGATGTCGCTGTAGCTGTTTAAGCTGCAACTGTTCCCGCTCTGCTAAGCATCGGGCAGATAGAGCCCAAGCCTCTGTTCATTCTTAAGATGTTTCACGCTTGGGTCATCCACCCAGTCCGAGCCAATGGATAGGACGGTTACCTGCTGCTGCAGGAACGATGCGGGTTCAAATCCCGTCTGGGTGCTAATAAACTGCAGTTATTGAAGCGGCGCCATGTACTCAGGGTATAACTTCTACGACCGCCCCACTGCGCGTCGCACCGTCACCAAAGTCAACGATGCGAATACTGCTTGGTACGCGCAGGAACCGCACTGGATCCTGATTGAAGACCTGCTGCAGGGCACCTATGGGATGCGTCGCAAGCATCGTCGTTATCTGCCGCAGGAACCACGCGAGCTAGACGAAAGCTACGACAACAGGCTTGCTCGCAGTGTTGTGCCGCCGTATTACGTCCGCCTTGAACGGATGCTGGCTGGCATGTTGACCCGCAAGCCTGTCCGGTTAAACGATGTATCTGACATCGTGCGCGAACAGTTATTCGACGTTGACTTATTAGGCAACGACCTCAACGTCTGGACTTATGAAACCGCACGAAAGATGGTGCGTTACGGGCACGTTGGTGTGCTTGTGGATGCTCCTGCTGCTGGTGAAAATGGACGACCGTATTGGGTCAGCTATACGCCACGTGAAATCCTCGGCTGGCGCACAGAGCTAAAGGATGGGGCACAGCAGCTCAGCCAACTTCGCCTGTTAGAAAAGGTAATCGTGAATGATGGCGAATACGGCGAGAAGGAAGTCGAACAGGTGCGCGTGTTAACTCCTGGTGCATTTGAACTGCATCGCCGTGATGAAAAGTCTGGCGACTTCCAAGTATTCGACAGCGGTACTACAACACTGGACAAGATTCCTTTCAGCGTTGCTTACTCAAACCGCGTCAACTTTATGGAATCACGACCGCCGATGGAAGACATCGCGGAGCTAAACCTAAAGGCTTATCAGGTGCAGTCTGATCTGGACAATCAGCTTCATATCTGTGCGGTGCCGATGCTTGCATTCTTTGGCTTCCCATCTGCTGCTGAAGAAGTATCCGCTGGTCCTGGCGAAGCAATCGCCTTCCCTGCAGAAGGCAAAGCTGAGTACATCGAACCTAGTGGTAACAGTTTCGACTCGCAGTTCCGCAGGCTTGAGCAGATCGCCTACCAGATCAACGAACTTGGATTGTCTGCGGTACTTGGTCAAAAGCTATCTGCAGAAACCGCAGAGGCTAAGCGCATTGATCGCAGTCAAGGCGACAGCACCATGATGGTGATTGCTCAGAACATGCAAGATCTCATTGACAACTGCTTGACCTATCACGCCGAATACCTGAACATCACTGAGGTTGGCAGCAGTTACGTTAACCGCGACTTCCTCGGCGCACGTCTTGAGCCAGCAGACATTCAAGCACTGCTGCAGCTTTATACGGCAGGCACCATCACGCAGGAAACGCTGTTGCAAAACCTTGCTGATGGCGAAGTATTAGGCGACGACTTTGATGTAGAGCAAGAAGTCGAAGCAACGCAAGCTGGTGGTTTAATCGAGATGCAGCAGCCTGAGCCGCAAGCTACACAGCAAATGCCAGAACAATCTGTAGAGCTTGAAGATTCAGAAGAAATCCCGGCATGATGAACTGGCTATGGAGGTTAGCTATGGAAGCCAAGAAACCACGCAGGCAACATCTCGTCTGCGTTAAAGGGCAGATGCAACCTCACATCTTTGCCGTCATCAGACTGAGCTGGTATCGCAACGGCAGGTTATACACCGTAGAAGAAATGAACGTAGAAAACGGCACAAAAGAAACGCCGGAGGCTGTGATCATGCTGATTAAAGAGGCATTGAAGTCTGGCGCTGATGTCACGATGCAAACTGCCTGTCAGCCACAGGATTTGGGCATTGAATAATGGCTACTCCATCAGCCTTATACCGTAACGCGATTGACCTAAACCGCTACAGCAATAGCGTTGCCAGGCAGATTGTTAGTGCCTACAACGACATCATCGTTGATAGTGTCAACCAGCTTCGCACCATTGATGAGCTAGCAGCACCGGTCAAGGCTGCCAGACTGCGTGCCATCCTTGCTCAGCTCAAGGAATCGCTTGGCACTTGGTCTAATGCCAGTGTCAACACGATGGCAACTGAACTGCAGGGTTTAGCTTTACTGCAGTCTGAGTTTGTCGAGGACCAGTTACGACGTGTGTTGCCTGCTGGCGCTCGCGGTGCAGTTAATACCGTTGAGATCAGCCCGCAGTTCGCTCAGGCGGTAGTCACAACAGATCCAACCCAGATCAATGTCGTGACGCTAAGTGATGATCTATTCGCTGCCGTCCAAGGCGCACCGCAGACTTACAGCCTGACTGCTGCACAAGGTGCAACCATCACTCTGCCCAACGGTGCTGTCGTGCAAAAGGCATTTCGCGGAATAGCTGCTGATCAAGCTGAGCGGTTCTCGCAGGTTGTTCGTAACGGCTTGCTAACTGGTGAACCGACACCAGCGATTGCCAAACGCTTAATAGGCAACCTTGAACTAGGGCAAACCGGCAGCATCAAACAGCTCACCAAGGCTGGCGGTGATCTAACCAAAGCGACTGATCAGCAGGTGATAGCGTTAGTTCGCACCAGTGTCAATCAGGTAGCAAACGCTGCCAGCCAACAGGTCTACGAAGCCAATCAAGACATCACGCCGCGCTATCGCTACGTCGCAACACTCGATGCTCGAACCTCCTCGATCTGTGCTGCACTAGATGGACGGGAATTTGAATACGGCAAAGGTCCAATGCCGCCGCAGCATTTCAACTGCTTACCTGGGGATGCTCAAGTAACGACCAGTGGCAGGATCGCGGCGGTTTACCGTCGGTTTTACGAGGGCAAGCTCTATGTCATCAAGACCACCAATAGTCACATGCTCAGAGTCACCCCAAATCATCCTGTATTGACGGCGGACGGCTGGAAGCCTGCCAATCTCGTAAAGGTTGGTGATAAGGTTTTTGCGAGCAATGTCATTCCATCTAAATCCGTTGCAGATAACCAGAAAGACAATGCTGTAACCACTGCCGAGGATATATTCCGTGCGTTCAGGGAATCGACTGCGGTGTTCTCCGTAGAAGTGCCAACCACCGCCCCAGACTTCCACGGCGACGCGTCGATTCCCCAAAGTGCAAAGCAAGTCGCAGTTGTACTTGCCAATCGGGAATTGCTCCTCGCAGTCAATCCCAGCCTGCTCAAGACATTGCTGGACTTCAGCTTCAAGCGGTCCGACCTTGCGGCAACGAGCAGCAGCCATTCGCTGCAAAGTCTCATTGCTGTTAGGCAGCCCACGTTTAGCTTTGTTAGCAGCAGCAGCCAATGCTTTGCGTTCAATGGCACTGGTTCGAGCCATACGAGCAAATTGCTGCTCGCTCCTAGTTCGGAGTCTGCGCCCGGATTCCTGAATGATGCGCTCTATGGGACGTGGAGAGACGTCGAAGCGATCCGCGATGCCACGAACACCGATTCCTTGGTCATAGAGGGATACGATCAAGCCGATGTCTGCTGGGTCGGCTGGGAACCATTTAGTGGGCATGTGTACAACTTCGAGACGGAGACTGGCACTTACTGCGCCGACGCCATCTTAACTCATAATTGCCGAAGCACCACAGTACCGGTGATTGATTACAAAGCACTTGGTTTTGATCCGCCGCCTCCTGGTAAGCGTGCCAGCATGGATGGTCCAGTACCTGCTGATACGTCTTACGGTCAGTGGCTAGCCAAGCAGGATGCTGCCACCAAAGCTGAGGTACTAGGCAAGGAACGCGTGCGTTATTTTGACCTGCTTGCTAAGAAATACGGTCCTAAGGATGCGATGGCAAAACTTGTGCGCGATGATGGCAGCGAACTAACCTTGGAGCAACTCAGGAGACGGTATGGAGCTGCCGGGACTTAGACACTTCCGTAATGAAGGGATCTTTTTCATTTCCTCTGATCCTGTCGAAGCATTGCAGGGTGAGGCGTGGGTGCCAGCGATTTATACCGACAAGGGCTGGGCTACAGCTGACGGCTCTACACTACTTACAGGTGTCGAGGCTTGGCGTTATGCCGAAGAAACCAACCAAGGCGGACAAGAAGATCAGCAAAGTAATGAGGGAGTACAAAGCAGGAGCGTTAAAAAGCGGCAAACCGGGACCAGGAAAAGGACCAACAGTCAAAAGCCGTAAGCAGGCAATCGCTATCGCGCTAAGCGAAGCTGGCAAATCACGCAAACGGAAGTAATGGCAATCGGCATCGGCTCACGTGTCGCCTGGACATACCAAGGCACTCGCACCTTCGGCACTGTGACTGGTGTCGCCAAGAAACGCGCCACCATCACCACCCAATCTGGCGGGCAGGTAGTACGCATCGCTCAACCTGGTGATCCAGTGCTTGAGATCAAATCCGAATCAACCGGCGGCAAAGTGCTGAAGCTGCGGTCTGAACTAAAGGAAGCGCCGCTAAAACGATGAAAGGCAGGATCTGGGAAGGCAACTGCACTTACCTCAAATGCACCGATGGCATCATCGAGGGACGTTTTGTCTTCCCGTGTCCTGCTGATCCTCAGGTATTAGGCGCGTTGATGGGCAGACTGGCAGAAGGCATCGAGGTTATTACCTGCACAGAGGACGACGACGATGATTGAATACCGTGGCGAACGCTTCGAGGGCTACAACAAACCGAAGCGCACACCAAATCATCCGAACAAATCTCACGCAGTGCTCGCTAAGGAGGGCGATAAGGTAAAACTGATCCGCTTCGGTCAGCAGGGTGTTAGCGGTAGCCCGCCAAAACAAGGCGAATCAGACGCAGCAAAAGCACGCCGCGCATCTTTTAAGGCTCGTCACGCTAAAAATATCGCCAAGGGCAAGATGTCCGCCGCATGGTGGGCAGCAAAGGAGAAATGGTAAGCCTTTTAGACTTGTCATAGGACATTCCGGTTCTGACTATGGCACGTTCGTACAAGCGCGACTCCATGGGGCGCTTCTCTGGCACTGGAGGCGGCGGCGGTAAAAGCAAAGGCACTTCAACCAGGGCAAAAAATACCGCGCGAGCAGCTGAACTGAAAGAAAAAGGCACTACTGCCATCGGTTCTCGCGTTAAAGCAAAAGGCTTTAGCGGTCAAAAAGGCGCTCAGCAACGCGCTGGTGGTCTTCGTACTACCGGCGGAACTCGCGGTCAAGGCACTGCCTTTACTGTTGGCAAGGGCGGCAAAATGACTGGCGGTCAAAAGGCTGCTACGAAACGTTCTGTTAAAGCACAGGCACGCGCTCGATCCAAGGCTGGCGCTCGCGGTAAGCCAACTGCAAAGATGGGCAAGGCTCCTGCCAGTGCAGCAAAAGCCAAGTTCAAAGAGCTGAGCGGTAAAGCACGCAAGAGATCACCGTTCCGCTCTGCTGCAGAAAACCGTGCTGCTGCAGGAGCAAAGCGCAGCTTGAACACGATGATCAAGAAGCGCGGACGCTGATTAACCTATAAAGTCATCCCAGCTTTCTAGGTCTTCCATTACAGCCTGCCAAAAGTCAGAAACCAGTACCAGATCGCCGTCTTCGTCCAAGGCGGCGATTTTTAATGGTGACGTATGCAGGTTGCCGCTAACGATAAAAAGCCTTACCTCGTTGCCGTCTTCGTCGATCTCAGGTATACGGCTAATGATTTTGCGTAGCTCACGCAGCGTAATACCGTGATCGTTGTCTAAAAGGATTTCCATACGCTTATAGTACCGGTTGTACTTAACCCTGCGGGTTATTCATGTCTGAAGAGCAAACCAACCAAGAGCCTGCGGCTTCTACGGTTGATGCTGATGCGTTGCAGCGCAGCGTTGAAGCCCTCGAACGCAAGAACAAAGAACTGATCGCTGAGCTTCGCTCTGCCAAGAAAGCACCGACTGTGCCCGATGGCGTTGATCTGGACGAATTGCTGGAGTTCAAGCGCCGCGCTGAACAGGCAGAACTTGAATCTCAAGGAAAATACACCGAAGCTCGGCAGGCTTTGGAGCAGCAGTTCCGTGAGGCGACGGCGCAAAAGGACCAGCGCATTGCAGAGCTTGAGTCCCGAGTGCGGGAACTTGAACTGCTCACGCCAGCAGTCAGCGCTTTAGCCGACATCGTTCACGATCCTGACTTGGTGCTCAAAACCAAGCTGAACGCTGATCAAATCGAGCGGGAAGCTGATGGCACGGTCGTAGTTGTCGATGGCTACCAGCGCACACCCGTTAGCGAGTGGGCGAAGCAAAGCCTGCCAGCCTGGATGCAAAAGCAACCCAAGCCACAAGGCAGCGGAGCACCTACAGGGCGCAGCAGCGGCGAAATCCCAGCAGGCATCAAAAACCCCTTTGCGCCTGAATCTTTCAACCTGACTGAACAATCGCGTCTCTTCCGCACTGACCGCGATCTTTATGACAGATTGAAAGCAGCAGCAGGACGTTAAACTTTAACGTAACCGGCTGCGCTGGTATTTAGGGCTGCGCCCGACACCGTAAACCAATCTTGAGGACTTGTCATGGCGACTCTTCGCTCTGACATCATCATCCCCGAGGTATTTACGCCTTACGTCATTGAGCAAACCACTCAGCGTGATGCCTTCCTGGCTAGCGGTGTGGTGCAGCCTCTGGCGGAGCTGAATGCCACCGAGGGCGGTGATTTCATCAACGTTCCCTTCTGGAAAGCTAACCTTTCCGGCGATTTCGAGGTGCTGACTGATAGCGGCAGCCTCACCCCTGGCAAGATCCAGGCTGATAAGCAGATCGGCGTGATCCTGCACCGTGGTCGTGCCTTCGAGGCTCGTGACCTGGCTGCCCTCGCTGCCGGTTCTGATCCTATGGCTGCCATCGGCGCCAAGATCGCTGATTACATCGCTAACCAGCGTCAAAAGGATCTGCTGTCTTGCCTGCAGGGCGTGTTCGGTAGCCTGAACACCAACACCAGCAGCTCTGCCTTCTTCGATCTCTGCATCGATTCGGCTTCTGCTGATACCCCCACCACTCTCAGCCCCCGCCACGTTGCTGAAGCCCGCGCCCTTCTTGGCGATCAGGGTGACAAGCTGACTGCGGTTGCTATGCACTCCAAGGTCTACTACGACCTGGTTGAGCGTCGCGCTATCGACTATGTGAGCACTGCTGAAGCTCGTGGCACTTCGACCACCCAATCCGGTGGTTCGATGGTTGCTGCTTATGGCGGAGAAGTAAGCGTGCCGACCTATATGGGTCTTCGCGTAATCGTCTCGGATGATGTGCCCACTGCCGGTTCTGGTAGCACCACTGAGTACGGCACTTTCTTCTTTACTCAAGGTGCTGTTGCTAGCGGCGAACAGCTTGCTATGCAAACTGAAACCGACCGTGACATCCTCGCCAAGAGCGATGCCATGTCGATTGACCTCCACTACTGCTACCACCCCGTTGGTGCTAAGTGGGGCGTTACCACGGTGAACCCGACCCGCGCTCAGCTTGAGACCGTGGGCAACTGGTCGAAGGTGTACGAGCTGAAGAACATCGGCATCGTGCGTGCGACCAACGTCTCGAACATGGATTGAGGAACTGATCATGCCTTCTTCCATCTTTGAGCTGACTTCCGACCTCGCAGTCCTTGAAGTCACTGCTACCAAGCGTTCTGTTAAAGCGGCGGCTGATGAAGCCACCACTTTGACTGCCGCTGAAACCGTTGGCGGTATCGTCACCATGACCCCTTCTGCGGGTCGTGCTCTGACCACTCCTACTGGCGCTCAGCTCAAGACCTACTTCGGTGGTCCCCTTGAGATCGGCACTAGCTTCGAGCTGACCGTGGTCAACGTGGCTGCTGCCACTCATGCCATTACCCTGACTGCTGCTGCCTCTGGCATCACACTCGGCGGTGTATCTGGCATGGCGACCGTGGCTGCTGCTACCAGCGCCACCTATGTGTTCGTTTGCACTGCAGTGGGCACTCCTGCCTTCACTGTTTACCGCAAGTGATCTGATGGGATTGTTCGCCTTCAGGCGACGCCAGGAACGTGAGGCTGCTTCTCAGGAGGCAGCCTCTTTTCCTATTGCGGAGCCCACTCCTAAACTTGAACTAACCTCGGATCCTACCGATGGCAGTAACAATCGACGCAACGGTAGGGGGCGCAAACGCCAACAGCTACCAGACGCTAGCGGCAGCGCAAATCCTTATTGATGGGTTTGTAGAAGATGATGACATGGTGGCATGGGGCACCGCCACCACTGATCAAAAGAATCGTGCGCTGGTATCTGCTGCACAGCGCCTTGACCGTGAGCGTTTTCTAGGTGCCAGAGCAACTGACACGCAAGCGCTGCAGTGGCCACGAACAGGTGTGCGGAAGCCTGATACCTATATCAACACCTACGCCGTAGGCTTCCCGTTCCGCATCACCACTGATTATTTCACCGACACTGAGATTCCAACTCAGATCCAGTACGCACAGGCGGTACTGGCGGTTTACCTGAACAACAACAAAGACGGTCTCTCGCTGAGCGGGCTGGAAGATTATCGCTCCGTTACTATCGGCAGCCTTAGCGTTACAACCTCCGGTGCTAGCAGCATGGCTACCGGAGCTGATCGTGTACCGCCAATCTTTGAGCGGTATCTGACTGGGCTTAGAATTAGTGGACCAGGTAACTTTTCCATCAAACGGAGTTGAACATGGCTGACAACGACTCCTACAACATTGGCTTTGAATATATCAGCGACACTGCCGCTCATACTGGTCGCTTCTGGAAGCTGTATGCGTTGGCAGATGCGGTGATTAGCACTGCAACTGTGCAAAATGCAAGCGGAAATACCTTTACATCTGTGCCGCTTGGCAAGGGCGATGAGATCGAAGGCGTCTTTACTAGCGTGACGCTGGCTTCAGGCAAGATTATTGCTTACAAGATTTGATCATGAGCTACTCAGCTGTCTACGGAATTGACTACGCGAAAGGCGCAGCATTTGTAACGAATGGTACTCCTGCCAGTGGGAGATTTTGCGCATTGCATTTTACGAGCAATTCTCAAATCTCAGCAATCACTACACAAAACTGGACTGGTGTAACACTGGTTGGACATCAGTTTGATACTGGCACCATCATCTACGGTGTATTCACAAGTATTGAACTACAAAGTGGACACTGTATCGCCTACAAACTCTGATGGCACTTGCATCCTCGCTACGGAAAGTTGCCAGCAAGCTGATGCTGAAGTTCGGCGGCGAGGTGACATTTCGCAGGGTGACAACTGGCGCTTACAACACGAACACGGGAGCTGCTGCGCCAACTGTTGCTACGACCACCGTACGTGGTGTGCTGGAGGATGTGAACGAACGTGAGATCAACGACCTCGTTAAAGGAACAGACAAGAAGCTGACGATTGCTGCTGCTGACCTTAGTTTCGAGCCCGCTGTTTCAGATCAAGTTACTGTTGCTAGTCGTATTATGCAGATTGTGCAAGTAACAAAGATTGAGCAGGATAATACCGCGATTGTATTTGAAATCTTCTTGAGAGAATAATATGGCACGCGTTATCAAATTTGAGGATATTGGTAAATACACGCAAGAGCAGTTTGAAAAACTGCTACGAGTTTCAGTGCTTGAAACTGATTCACGCCTAAAGCAAGAAAGCCCTGTTGATACAGGAAGATTCCGTGCTAGCTGGGCAATCGGACAAAACGCTGCACCATTTCAAGGACAGCCGCCTGGCACTTATTCACTAACCCCAGCGCGTGCAGTAAATTATTCGCTTGGTAGCGAGAAGGCTGGAAATATTTACAGCATCCATAACAATCTGCCGTATGCCGATCCACTTGCTACTGATTGGAGTAAACAGGCACCATCTGGATGGGTTGATGGTGTTGCCAAGAATATGCAGACTTGGGTTAATGCACAAGCTGACCGCATTGGGAGGGAATCATGAGCCTTAATACCATCCGTGCTGCTATCGAAGGACGGATAGCAACAGAGTTTGCTGCTTCGCCAGCACTGCAAGTCGCATATCAAAATGTTCCGTTTACGCCACCAAATAATGCAAGCTGGGTTCAAACGAACATCGTTTGGGGTGATTCTGCTTACCTGACGATCCTGACCTCAGCTACTCGTGGCACTGACGAAGGCTACGACCGCAGAAATGGTACTTTGTCGTTCAATATCTTCTGCCCACGAGGGCAGGGAGTAGGCGCTGCGCTAACCATCGCACAACGCTGTATCGATCTCTTCTCGCGTTTGCAGCTGCAAAATATCAAGTTTGATGCAGCTTCGGGACCACGCATCATTGAACCTGCTGCACCGGAAGGGTTTTACCAAGCTCAAGTGTCCATAACTTTTGAGGCTTACGAGCAAAGCTAGACTTGGTTTAGCCACCTACCGTTCACAACATGGCTACTGTTCTGTCCGGTACGTCCGGCGCTCTCTACTACAAGCCTGCTGGCACCAAGGGCACATTTGGTGAAGCCAATGTGTCTGTGGCGAATGATGAGATCACAGTTGCGACCTACCTCAATTTCAAGGTTGGCGATCCTGTGGTATTTAGCGTCGTCAACACTGAAACTGGCGCTGCTGGTACTGGCACTCTGCCTGCTGGTATCAGTGCTGCGACAACTTATTACGTCATTGGCTATACAGCTTCGACTGGCGTAATGCAAATTTCTGCAACGCTTGGCGGTTCTACCGTTGCGATCACAGACGACGGTACTGCGGTTACCCCTAACGCATTCCAAGTTGCATACGCATCGTATGCGGCAGTTGGTGATGTACGCGAGTGGTCATTTGAAATGACTCGTGAAGAGATTGATGTAACTACCATCGGTCAATCACTTGGTCAATATGCACCATTCCGTAGATACATCACTGGCTTTGCTGATGGTCAAGGCAGCTGCACGGTTTATACGACTGATGATGATACCAATCTGTCCAACCGCATGATCCAAGACGTAATCCAGCGGCAGCAGACTGGTGCATCGTTCAAACTGTATATCGATCGTGTGCTAAGTGGTGGCAATGTTAGCTCCACTCTTAGCCGTAGCGTTGAGTTTGAGGCTGTATTGACTTCTGCAAGTCTGACCGTCAACCCTGACGATGCTCAGACCGTGGAAATCGCCTTCCGTCCCGCCGGTACTCCCACTTTCGACTTCAGCAAGAGCTGATAACTTGAATTAGGAGATGACTTGCCCCTGGGTTGCACCGGGGGCTTTTTCATGCTTAAAGTAGAGCGCAAAGATTGTCTTTTATGTCTCCTGCTCAGCCTGTGCGTGCTCTTGATCGCCTAAAGAAGGCTGCAAACCTTGTGCCTATCCGCAAGGTCGTAACGCTTAGCGATGGCTCTGAATTTGAGTTTTGGCACACTGCGCTGACGATGGCAGAACGTGAGCGTGCAACTAAGGCTGCCAATAGCAACGATCCAAACGCCTTGGCGATTCAACTCCTAGTGCAAAAGGCGCAGGATGAAAACGGTAACCGCATGTTCCAAGCTGGCGAAGTAGCTGAGCTTAAAAACGAGGTACGTGACAGTGATCTGCAGCGGATCATTTTGGCGCTGATCCAAGACGACGTGGTGGAGATTGACACGGGAAACTGAGTCAGGAGCTAAGGCGGGATAACCTGCTGATGCTCCAGTTGTCGCTTGCCAAAGAGCTTGGCTGTACGTTGGCTGAGCTTTTAGAGCGTATTACGCCTGAAGAACTGCTTTTGTGGAATACCTTTTTCAAGATCGAGCGCGAAGAGGAAGCCAAGGCAGCAAGAAAGCGTAGGTAGAATCGATGTATCGCTAAGGGTTTACCGTGAGCGTCGTTGCCAATATCGCGGTCAACCTAGACGCCAGCAAAGCTCTGGCAGGACTGAAAGGTTTAGACGGCGCGATTAAAGGACTTGGTGGTGGTATCACCAAGATTGGTCAGCAAATGTCTGGCTTGGCAGGAATTGCCGCGAGCATTGGCGCCGGTGCTGCTGTCAGCGGATTTGTTAAAGCTGGAATTGAAGCAGATAGAACTGGAAAAACAATTAAAGCTTTATCGGGACAGTACAAAGAAACAGAAGGTGTAACCAAGCTGGCTACTGATGCTGCAGCTAAATACGGACTAGGGCAAACGACAGCTGCAAAAGCAGTTGCTGATCTCTACGGGCGTTTGCGTCCAATGGGCGTCAGCCTTGACAATATTGGCAAGACGTTTACTGGCGTCAATAATGCAGCCGCCATGATGAATCTGTCTGCGGCAGATACAGAAGGCGTCATGCTGCAGCTAAGTCAGGCCATGGGCTCTGGCGCTTTGCAGGGTGATGAGTTGCGTTCGATCATGGAGCGTTTGCCCATGGTTGGTCAGGCTGTCGCCAAAGTCATGGGTGTAACTGTTGGCGAGGTCAAACAACTTGGCGCTGACGGAAAGATCACGACAGATGTAATCATTAAGGCAATGGGTGAATTGAATAAAATCAAGCCACCGCCGCCAGATCCATACAAACTATTCCAAGCTGCCCTAGAAAATCTCAATACAACAATCGGAACTCAGCTGCTACCTATATTCACGCCACTTGTTCAAAAGCTATCTGAAGTCATTGCCAAATTCAAAGAGCTTGGGGTTGGTGCAACTATTGCGCAGACATTGAAGCCAATCGGCGATTTTATGATTGGTCTCCTTAATGCATTTACGAAACTTCCTGAGCCAGCTCAAAAGCTGATTATCGCTCTAGGTGCAATCACGATTGCTTTTTCATTGATCGCAGTTCCGCTGGGTATCGTAATTTCTGCATTTGGAACAATCATCACCGCAGTTGGTGGATTGATTTCCGCATTTAGTGGGCTGTCCATATTGGCGACTGTTGCTGGTTGGTTGGGAGCCCTTGGTCCTGCACTTACAGCCATCGTTGCATTGTTGACTGGTCCGGTTGGTATTGTTGTGGCTGTTGTAGCTGCCGGTGTTGCAATTTATGCTTTTCGGGACAAGATCGGCGACGCTTTTAAAGGAATTGGCAAATGGTTCCAAGACCTGATTGGTGGCTTTGGAATCTTCATCAAAGAAGCAGGCAAAGCCGCAGCTGCTTTTATTTCCAACTTTTTTAAGCCAATCACTGACAACTGGGACAAGATCGTAAAAGTATTCCAGCAAGGTGTGAAGCTTGTATTTGATATTCTGACGAAGCCCTATAGAGACGCGTGGGAGTTTATCAATAAGATGTTTATTGAGCCAATTAAGGCGGCCTTTCCAAGACTTGTTGATTTCATTAAAGGTATTGCCGTAAAGATTACAGACGTTATTACGGCTCCTTTTAAGGCTGCTGTAAATGTTGTCAAAAGTGTATTCAATAGCTTGATTGGCATAATCGAAGGATCACTAAATATTGCTATAAACGGGATCAACAACCTAATCAAGGCTGCTAACAGTCTTCCTGGTCCAGATCTGCCTCTTGTTCCTCAGATCAAGTTGCCACGATTTGCTGAAGGTGGTGTTGTTACCCGTCCGACACTGGCGCTTGTTGGGGAAGGTGGCGAGCCTGAGTACATCGTTCCGCAAAGCAAGGCTGACGCATTTGCTCAGAATTGGATCTCTGGGCGTCAAGGCGCTGCAGCAATTCCAAACTCCACCGCAAGTGGCAGTAGCACCACCGTTCCTTCAATCAACATTCAAACTGGACCTGTCACCCAAATGGAGGGCACAAGGTACGTGACGATGGGCGATCTTGAATCTGCACTGCAGACAATGGCAATCGCGCTGACGAACACGAATCGCTCCGCCGGTGCTCGCCGTTACGCAGGAGTTCGCTGATGACGAACAGAAGTCAATCCGTATATTTAAGGGTCTTCTCAGGGGCGACTGATTTCCAGCGTTGGCAGTCCTACTACGTCAATCAGACAATCACATTTGATAGCAAGACTTGGAATTACCACCCTTTTACGATTGATGCTTTTACAGGAGGCAGCACTCCAGGCGAACGCTTTACTTTGCAAGTCCCCGCCACAAACGAGGCTGTCGAAACGTTTACTTACGCCTTAGGACTGAACTGGCTGTGCGAAGTACGAATGTATGAGTTCAACACGCTTGCCACACAAACGACGCCATCTGCCAGTCAGGTCCTAATCGCCTCTGTGTTTGGTGAAGTAGTAGAAGTGCGCGGCGGGTTTACATCCCTGTCAGTGACCCTAGGATCAGGGTTGGCACCCGTTGGAGCGCAAGCCCCGCCCCGCACGTACACCACGGCTCTGGTCGGCACTCCCCTACGGATATGAGCGAATTTCAAATCACAGAGCCGCTTTTTGTTTCTCGTGCACAAAGCGAGGCGATCAGCACACCGTTGCAGGACGACGCAGCCGCTGGCGCCACTTCGCTTGACTCTGATCAGCAGGCTGTTGTTTTAGGCGAGCCGATCCCGATTGTCTTTTGCCGTCGTATTGACAGCATCGGCGGTGTGCTGGTTAGCCCAAAAGCAACCGAGGCGGCATATAGCAACAACGCCGTTACAAACGAACTAACCGTAAACCTAGAGCTTGTTCTGAGTGAGGGGCAACTGCCCCTAGTTCAGGTCCGGGATGTATTCCAGCGTGCTTGTCGCGTTGGTACTTGGGCGCAGGCTTATGACGCCCGCGCTGGCACTTGGAACCCAGGCAATACCGTAACCGTCGTTGCCGGCAAAACTCCTTGGAACTGCCCGTACTACTGCGGAACCAGTGGAAGTTACGACAATATGACGACGCTGAGTTATGCAAACACGCACGCCGACGCTGACGACACTTGGAATAAACAGGTTCACGTTTTCGTACGCAACGGGATGCAGGTCACGCGCATCATTGATAGCGTTGTCGGTTCCAGCAATAACTTTGTCGATCTTGTTCTGTATCTGATCACGCAGACCAATCGCGTCCCAGGCACGCTGATCGATTCTGCGGCGATGTTGACCGCTGCTCAATTCACAAACACCAACGGATTACTGTTTAACGGCATCGTCCAAGCATCCACAAACCTTGAAGAGTGGTTATACAGCACAAGCGCAGGATTCCTGTTGCGCTTCTGTGATCGCGCCGGAAAGAAAATCCTCAAACCACGCCTTCCAATCAATAACGACTACACAATTAAAACAACCGCAATCACAGCCGAGTACAAATTCACCGAAAACGATCTCCTGCCCAACGGCTTTGAGATTGACTATGTGCCACTGGAGCAACGCCTGCCAGCCTGCATCGTGGTGTTGTGGCGCCAGCAGCCAGACGACGACATTGGCATCATTCGCACCACAGAAGTGCGTTTTACTGGTGAGGCACTGACTGGTCCATACGAGCAGTACGACCTAAGTGAATACTGCGCCTCTGAAAATCACGCGGTCAAGGTAGGCACTTATTACGCTGCTCGCCGTAAGTACATCACGCACAGCCTGCGCATCCAAGTCCGCCCCGGCGCCTTTAACAGCACGCTGGAACTAGGCGACATTGTGCGCGTTCAGCTGGCACGGGAGACAGACGTTACCGACTACGCAATCCACGATTTCTTTTACGAAGTAGACCGCATCAGCAAGGCAACCAGCGGTGTTGTGACCCTGGATCTAACGCACTTCCCGATTGATGAGCAAAACCGCAGTCTTGTAGCACTAAAAGTTGCTGAGGCTGTTGGCGCTGGTTACACGATGGCAACCGGTAGGACAGATTTTTCTTGCGACATTGCGGGACGTCGCACAGACAGTTCGAGCATTGCTAATACGCCAGATCCTGACCCGCCGGTACTTCCTGACCCGGATAATTTTGAGTACACCGTACCGACTCCGACGATTACGTCTAACACCACGCCAATTACATTCGGACCCGATAATGCAACGATTCCAGGGGGACGTAACAACGTTATTGGCGCATCAGGCGGTAGCAGCCCAGCGGGTGACACAACAAACCCAGAAGATCCAATTGAAGAAACTGCGCCTGAAATTACTGGAGCAACTGGTGACTTTGGTCGACCATTAAACGGCGACGATTTAGAGACAGCGCCTACGTGTCCAAACGGTCAAGTCACCTGGTACAAGCGACCCAAAGACGGCGGCGAGCGCACTCAAGTACAGCAAGACAATTTGGTTGGCAGTGCAACAAGCACCTATACCGTTGGCACTGAGGATATTGATTACACGATTGAAGCTGATAGCCGTTGCCCTGATCCAAGTTCTCCCGATGGTTATGGCTCGCCAGTTACACAAACGACTGGTCCTGTGGAGGCAAACTACAACTTCTACAACTACGTCCGCTGGACTGGAACAAAAACAACACCTTCCGGTAGAACTGCATATACATCTGCTTGGTTAAACATTTCTGCCGGAAATATGGCAGCGACCATAAGTGGTGTGTGGGGCTGCGTTACTAACGTTCCCCTCGCAAGTAATAATGCAACAACATGCCCGGCTGTTGGGCCTGTCAACTGGAGAGCATCTGTATACACAACTAATAAAACCACAAATCCAACAGGCTTATATGCAATAGGAGAGCTGTCTTACTATGATAAGTTTTTTGCATACAATTCGAGCCCTTGTTCTGGTTCTACAACGGGTTTTAGCTGGAGCGGCACCGTAACAGGTCGCACGCTGTCAGTGGCTGGCAAATGGGAGTTCAGCGTCAACGGCAGCACTGTTGCAGCAGAATGGGAAGGTCGCACAGACCAAAGTGAGGGCGAATAATGGCTAACTTTCCGGCACTCAATCCGCAATCTCGTACATACACCCCTGGAGCTGCGCCATCCACGCCACTTGGGGCACTAGACGGTGACGAATTGATGGTGCGTCACGCCAACGTCGTCAACGGATACACGCTACGACTTGGCTTTACCGGACTCACGCAAGCCCAGCATTTTGAGATCACGAGCCACTACATGTTGCACGGCAGATTTGAGCCGTTCGATTTAGACGCAATCACACTTCTGGGGTCTGGGCTGACATTCCCTTCCGGCTATAGCTGGATCTATGTCAAAGCACCAGACACAACGTATATGCCTGATGTGATCTCCGTTAGCGTTGAACTGGAGCTAGTGGCGCCGTACACGTTATGACCGTATTCCCAACACTGGTTCCGAACGAAATCGGCTTTGATATGGGCCGCGCCAACATCAGCGAGGTTTCTACTTTTGCTGGTCCGGTCCGCTTCCGTCACAGCAAAGCAGTCAACAATCAGGTTTTACGCATTGTTTACCGGGGGCTAAGTCAAACGCAAGTTGCGATCCTGCGGCAGCACTACTACGAAAACCAAGCCTCGCTGTCGTACTTCACGGTTCCAACGGACATTTGGGGCGGCTTAACTGTCGTATCACTCAGCTCGTTGTATCGGTACGCATCAGCACCAGAAGAGGAGCACACCGGGCTGCATTACAACGTCAGTTTTAGCCTGCGCGTTATTGATGGCGTCAACTTGACGTACATTTTGGACGGCGGTGATGCCGGCTTGCCCGCAACAACCGCGTTTAGCTCCTTTGCCTTCGTGGGTTATCAGCCGTTCACGTTAAATGGTGCTACGGCTAGTGTTACAGCTACGCTTATTTTGCAAGGCGGAGGCGCAAGCCAGTGACCACTCCAACCACAGTTCAAGTACGTCTGCAGATTCGGGCTGACACGGCTGCCAACTGGACATCCGTAAACCCGGTACTGCTCGCCAACGAACTGGGGCTGGAATCAGACACTAAAAAGTTCAAAATCGGCAACGGCACGAATAACTGGAGTGGTCTTGCCTACTTCCCGTCGATTGTTTCAGGTGGCACGGTCCTCGGCAACTTAGAAATCGGCACCACTGGCACGCTGACGTTTGAGGGCAGCACTGCCGATGGCTTTGAAACCACACTTGGCGTGGTCAATCCGACTGCAGACCGCACGATTCTGCTGCCAAACCAGAGCGGAACTGTGGTTGTCGGCGGAAATGCCAGCATCACAAACGCAGATATTGCCGCCAATGCTGAAATTGCTGTTAGCAAGCTTGCTGATGGCGCTGCCCGTCAACTTCTGCAGACTGATGCCGCTGGCACGGGCGTTGAATGGACAGATAATGTCGACATTCCTGGCACGCTCGATGTAACTGGGTCTGCAACATTTGATTCTTCAGTAACCATCACTGGAGATTTAACAGTAAATGGAACTACGACAAATATCAATACTCAAAATCTTGTTGTAGAGGATAAAAATGTCATCCTTGGTGATGTTGCAACACCTACCGATATAACGGCCGATGGTGGTGGCATCACGCTCAAAGGCACTACTGACAAAACGATTAACTGGATCGATGCCACCGATGCGTGGACGCTGAGCGAACACGTCAACATTGCCAGCGCTAAGGAATACCGCATTGCTGGCACCAAGGTCTTGGATGCCACCAGTCTCGGCACTGCAGTCGTTAGCAGCAGCCTCACCAGTGTTGGCACCATTGGCACCGGTACATGGCAGGGCAGCACAATCGCCACTGGTTATGGCGGCACCGGGCAGACCACTTACAGCAACGGCCAGCTGCTTATCGGCAAGACCGATGGCACACTCGCAAAAGCAACCATCACGCAGGGCACTGGCGTCACCATCACCAATGGCGATGGCAGCATCACCATCAGCGCAACGGGCAGTGGTGGCACGGTCACAGGGGTGACAGGCACTGCCCCAATTACAAGCTCTGGTGGTACGGCACCAGATATTGCCTTAAGTCTCAAAACAAACGGCGGGCTTGTAACTGAAACCGGAACGCTTGCTGTTGATCTTGGTGCAAGCAGCATCACCGGAACGCTTGGCGTGGCTGATGGTGGTACGGGACAAACAACTTATACCGATGGCCAGTTGCTAATCGGCAACAGCACTGGCAACACACTGAGCAAATCTACGCTGACTGCTGGCACTGGAATCACAATCACAAACGGCAGCGGATCAATCAGTGTTGCTGGGACAGCTGCCTCAACCTCAACTGCAGGGGTTGTTCAGCTCACTGATTCGACAAGCAGCACAAGCACCACCACCGCTGCCACTCCCAATGCGGTCAAGTCTGCCTATGACCTAGCCAATGCAGCACTGCCCAAAGCAGGCGGCGCACTGACCGGTGATGTAACCCTCAACGCTCAGTCTGATCTGCGCTTTGCCGATGCAGACAGCAGCAACTGGGTTGCCTTCCAAGGTCCTGCCACTGTGGCAAGCAATGTCACTTGGACCCTCCCCAGTGCAGATGGCACCAGCGGACAAGTTCTGAGCACTAATGGCTCTGGCACATTGTCTTGGGCTACAGCTTCCGGTGGCGGCGGATCAAGCATTACTCAAGGCAATACCACCGCTGAAGTCATCGACACCGGCAGCGATGGCCGGTTTGTTGTGACGACGGAAGGGACGGAGAGAGCGCGTGTTGATAGCTCCGGCAGGTTGTTAGTTGGTACGTCTACTGCGCGTAGTAACCTCTTCAACTCCACATTTTCAACGCTTGCTCAATTAGAGGGTGCTGGAACTGGAAGCACATTGTCTTCGTTCGCACTAATCTCTAATGCCAACAACAATGGCTACCAGCCGTTTGTTGTTTTCGCTAAAAGTCGAGGAACTGTTGTTGGATCAAACACGATTGTTAGTAGCGGCGATACGATTGGAACACTGACATTTCAGGGTTCAGACGGTTCAGAATTTGTTGAAGCTGCCCTTATTTCAGCAGAGGTAGATGGCACCCCTGGCGCTAATGACATGCCAGGCCGCCTAGTGTTCTCCACTACTGCGGATGGGGCAGCCTCAGCCACCGAGCGCGCACGCATCACGAGCGGTGGCTACTTCAAGGCGAGCGATACTGGTTCTTACTACAGCTTAGGAGGTGCTTTCCATGAATACAATCAGTCAACCGTAAGTGGCGACAACACCCGCTACTACTCTTCAAATGCTAGTTACAGCGGTCAGATTCTGATTGCCACCGCTTTCAGAGTCGCTAACTCTGCATACCGCTTTCTGTCTTGCCAGAGTGATGCTGGCGGTGATCTTGAATTCAACCTTCGCGGCGATGGCCAAGCCTATGCCGATGGCTCTTGGAACGGCGGTGGTGCTGACTACGCCGAATACTTTGAGTGGGAAGACGGCAACCCCGATGCTGAAGACCGTCGCGGCTATCCCGTCGCCCTAGTCGGCAACAAGATCAAGATCGCAGAAAACGGCGACACCATCATTGGCATCGTCAGTGCTGCACCTGTTGTTCTTGGTGATGCCGCCTGGAACCACTGGTCTGGCAAGTACCTAAAAGATGAGTTCGGCGGCTACCTACTGGATGAAAACGGTGATCGCCAGCTCAACCCGGACTACGACCCGACGCAGCCTTATGTGCCGCGTGAGGATCGCCCCGAGTGGTCTCCTATCGGTTTGATGGGCAAGCTCCGGCTACGCAAAGGCCAACCCGTTGCTGCTAATTGGCTCAAGCTGCGGGACATCAATGATTCGGTTGAAGAGTGGCTGGTGCGCTGATTAGTCCCCTTCAATACTGGTTTTGCGCAACATGAGTCTGGCAGGCACATTCTTTGTCAGCCACACACGTTTTTGAGCAAAGCCAGTAGTCCACGTCACCAGTCACTGGGGAGTTAGCCACAACTTCCCAAAACCCGTACATTTCATCCGTCACCACCAAGCCAATGTCTGACCTCACCGTCACCTGGAACATCGCCAACCTGGAGCGGGAGACCGCCGATGGCTATGTTTACACCGCTCACTACACCGTCGATGCGCATGACGGCACCTACTCCGCTGGCGCTTATGGCTCCATCGGCTTTGAGCGCCCTGAGAATCTGATCCCCTACGCCGATCTCACCAAGGAGCAGGTGATTGAGTGGGTCAAGGAAGCGTTAGGCAGCGAGAAGGTGGTGGAAATCGGCCAAGCGTTGCTGAACCAGATCAATGAGCAGCGCACTCCGACTAAGGCTGCTGGACTTCCTTGGGCAAACTGATGGCAGTAAAAAGCAAGACCGGCACCGCACGGATTCAACACCAGCCCGGCAAGCCAAAAAAAACTCGCCAAGGGCAAGGACAAAATAGTCTGCCTAACCACGGTCGCAAAAAGACACGCGGGCAAGGTCGCTAAATTAAAAGCACGGGTTGATGTTATGCCTCACAATGGACAGCCACGAAGAGGTATACGCGGCGCCGCCTGAGCAACCTAATCCGTTTAACCAAGCCGTCCCAGCCCTTTTGACCGCAGCGGTTTTAGGGTTGGGCGGTCTTTTTATGCAGGTTGCCAAACTAGATCAATCTGTCAACACCGTAGTTGCCGATATCCAGGAGCTTAAAAACGATAGTAAGGAGCGATTGGCGGATCTTGAAGGAAGGGTTAGGCAAATTGAAATGACGGTTGGCAGATACAAATAACGCCGTACACTGAATGAAAGCGTTGAATCCTCATGGACCCAACCACTGCTGCCGTCATTGCAATCATCATTGCCGCTGGTTCTGAAATCATCAGCCTGCTGCCGATCAAGGAAAACAGCTGGATTCAACTGATTCTGAAAGCCCTTAAGGTGCTGTTCCCAAAGCGTTGAACGCTGATACGGTATGGTTGGCGCGGTTTGGCGATAAGGACTGGCGGCATAACTTACGCCGCTGGGCACAAGACAATAAGTTCGAGAAAACGCTAAAACCGCGTCTAGACATTGAGGAACAACGCTGGCACGCTGCACAGCCTTTGTCATCTACTCCTGTCGTCATTCATGAACTACCGGATGATGAGTTGCAGACTGGCGAAAGCCGCAAGCTAGGCGGTGCAATGGAGATTAAATCCTCTTGGTTTGATCAATGAGCACGATTCAACTGCGTGATGCTGCCAAGCATTTCAAGCAGCTACCGCATCAGCTAGCAGCATGGGACTGGCTGCAAGAGCGTATTGATAAGGAGACGCTAGATCAGTTTGCTGAGCTGTATCGCGCTGATCCTGTCGTCAAGGAACCGTTGCCTGCTGCGTGGTTAGTACCAGCATTGAAGATTATCAAAAAATGGGAGGGCTGCAGGCTAGAAGCGTACCTTTGCCCTGCTGGTGTTCCAACTATTGGCTATGGCGCTACTAGGCTGGCGAACCGTGCCGTACGCATGGGCGATAAGATCACGCAGCAGGAAGCAGATCAAATGCTGCTGCATGAGGTTGAGAACCTGTTTGCACCTGGCGTTTTTGAATTGCTGCCGCTGGCGAAGAAATGGCGCGGTGAGCAGGTGGCAGCCATCGTTAGTTTTGCCTACAACGTAGGTTTAGGTGCGCTGGAAGAAAGCACGCTACGCAAACGCCTTCTGGCTGGTGAAAATGCCAATAAAGTTGTGATCGAGGAGCTGCCACGCTGGAACAAAGGTGGTGGCAAGGTGTTAGAAGGGCTTGTTAATCGACGGAAGGATGAAGTTGCATTATTTACTGGCGGTGCATTGCCTAAGCAGCAAGAGCCAGTCAAGCTGCGCCCTACATCACCGTTTAATGCCAAGCTGACACCACATATTGCTATCGGTGAGTTTGCACTTTATAAGGAAGAACGACGTTTTGCTGCTGACTATCAAATCAAGACTGCTACAGAGCTGGCTGAGTTTTTAGAGAAGGTACGAGCACACTTTGGCGGTAAGCCTTTGATCATTACCAGTGGCTATCGTCCACCTGCCATTAATCGCATGGTTGGTGGTGCTAGCAGCTCAGAGCATTTATACGATGCGCCTGATGTAGGAGCTGTTGACTTTTATATCGAAGGAGCAGACATCTATAAGGTGCAAGAGTATTGCGATAAGCATTGGCCGTATAGCGTAGGCTATGGAGCACCAAAAGGATTTGTGCATCTTGGTATGCGTAAAGGACGCCCGCGTGTACGTTGGAACTACTGATACTTACGCTGCGCTAACTGAAGCACATAGCACTCACATAAGTGATAGTAAAACGCAGTCGCTTCATAATCACGTTTAAACTGCCGCGTCATCCCAGCGTATGCAATCTCCCACACTATTCCATTTGATGTAACCATCTTTTCCAGTTTTGGTGGTTTCATCGGGCTAGCCTAAAGTAATACGCGCTACAGCTATGTCTTGGGGTGACTGGATGGTTGTAGAGTTCTCCATCGAGGAAGAACTGCAAATTGAAAACCAAGCAAGAACTGTACTTCATTGTGGCGATACCACAGAAGTCGCTAAATTATGCTCCTCGCTAGTTAAGCAAAACGCGTATTACAGCAAGTTATTACGTCAGGCGACAGGTCATATTGCTCAGTTAGAAATGGAAGCTTTTTTAGCCGAAGAGGCTAAATTACAGTGCGGGTCTGATGGTTCGGGTCAGTCTCGTCAAGATGACACTCAGGACCAAAACCCGTTTCTAGAACCTCTGCTGACAGTCCTGTCGTTTGTTGTGTCTTGCGGCTTTGCCGCTCATCGTCTATGGCGGCGAGTGAAACCAGCCAAGACTCCAAAGCATCACGACTAGGTGTTTTCGGTGCTAAGCCTAAAAACTTACGCAGTGCTTTGACATCACGCACAATGATGCTGGCACCGGAAGAGTAAGCAATAAAAACACGCCCATCAAAATCGACGTAAGTTTCAACGGACTGAAATCTGCTGATCGCTAACCTATCCCGCTTCATAGAACCTCCAGTTGATCATTGGCTTGCGTGATTTTCCGCTGCATTTCCAGGTCACAGTACCTTTGATGACATACTGCTCAGGCTGCTGCACGGTATAAAAGCGATGTTCGCAGGATACGCATTTTCTAGCACGCCAAAAGCTACGATCCTCACCGCGTTCTGTTGTTACTACATCAGTCAAATGTGAGCCACATTCAGGGCATGGCGGGCCCATCTTGTTCGCTGGCATGGTTTAACCCCAACCCCAGATCAAGCTGGAGCTGTTGCTCTGTGTCTGGTGCTTTTTTGGCGGTCCCTTTTTTAGGATCAGTTTCATTTCGTTTTCAGCGATGTGGACTTTTCGTTTAGTTGCATCTTGTGCGATGTTTAATGTCCTGGCAATTTCTCGAATGGATCGCTGATTGTTATCGTTTAACCCATGACGCAGCTCAATGATCTGTCTACTTGAAGCACTCATGTAACTTAATGCCTGATGTACAGCTTCGATTTTCGTATCTTGCTCTAGCTCATCGCCAACAGGATCGTCCTGCGCTGCGATTAGTTCAATGAAAGTGCTAGCTTCGCCTGAGCTGTTGACCTGAGCATCTAAGCTGCCAGCGTCGATAGAAGCAGCCAGATAATCCTTCATTGCCTTTGGCGTTACGTTGGCAACTTCAGCGCACTGCTCAATGCTTGGATTAACGCCGTGCAAGCGGTTGTAATCCATCGAGAAAAATCTAGCCTTGCGCAATGCGTCGCTAGCACCAGACGGCAGTTTGATGATGCGATCCTGTATCTGAATCGCACGCATGATGCCTTGCCTGATCCACCAGTACGCATAGGTGCTGAACTTGTATCCCCGTTCAGGATCAAATAGTTCTACGGCACGGATCAATCCGATATTGCCTTCCTGTACCAGATCTGGCATGGTTAGGCGATTGGTTAGGTGCTTGTATTTTTTGGCGACACCAACCACAAGGCGTAGGTTGCCTTGAATCATTCGTTCTTTGGCACGCTTGCCAATCTTGATGATGCGCAGTTCAGCTTTTGTTGGTTGATCGCTGCAGATCTCACCCATTCGTTTGATGGCATGACCAAGCTCAATCTCCTCTGCTGCGGTTAGCAAAGGAATTTTGCCGATCTGATTGAGGTAGTCGCGCAGCGTGTCAGACATCAGGACAAAAGAAAGGGGGCGTTTAGCCCCCGGGTAGGGTAATACAGAACGAACGTGACTGCAAAGGCTGTTACAGCTCAGAAAGGCATGTCAGCATCGTCGGCTGCAGCCTTCTGTCGTGCAGGCAACGTGAAGTCGTTGACAGCTACATCGAGAGATGCGCCAGGGCTGCCATCTTTACGCTCAAACGTTTCGATGTAAGCCTGTCCTGTCACGGTGACTTGACTGCCTTTGGTGAGGTAGTCATCGACGACCTTTGCGCGTGGACCCCATACAGCACAGCGGAGCACTGTTGTATGTTCTTCCCCTTTGACCTTTTTGTTGACCATCAGGGTGAAATTAGCAACCTCACGGTCACCAACAGTTTTGAGTTCAGGGTCAGCGGCGAGATTGCCTACTGCGGTAATTTGGAGCATGAGCCGAAGAACTTCGAAAGGATAATTGAAAGAGCTTGTTGTGGTGTGTACTGACGTGCCTGCATAAAGTGCTCTAACTGCGTCCGCAGATGCGGTGGTAGCAGTTCAAGATCAGCAGTGAGATGAGGCTTCATGATGTTGCGTTGTGCGGCGTAAGCTGCTGCCATCTGAGCGTGCATCATCTCATCCGTCATGGCACTGTCGTGGGTTTAGGTGGACAGTCGCTCCTGGATAAACAGCAGGTGTTTAGGGAGCGTAATGTGAGCAGTCATTAGC